GGGACTCAAATTAGCTAGATTAACCGAAGACATGACAAAGGATGACTCATGGGTGGATATCATAGGTTACGCAGCCCTTGGCGGAGAGATTGTAAACGATGGATAAACAAATGAACCTTCTTGATATTGATGTCAAAGAAGCTGCCCTTGGATTCGGTGATGATGAGTGGGAGCCGCCGTCATCTTTTCCTGATCTTACAGGCTATGATCGCATTGCCATTGACTTGGAGACAAGAGATCCAAACCTGATGAAGCTGGGGCCGGGGTGGTGCAGAGATGATGGCTATGTCATAGGCTACGCTGTGGCGGCTGGTGATTTCGTTGGCTACTATCCTGTGCGTCATGAGGATGGCAACCTGCCGGAGAAGCTGGTGGTTAACTGGCTGAAGAAACAGATGGCGACACCCAAGATCGAGAAGGTAATGCACAATGCCATGTATGATCTGGGCTGGATGCGCTGGGCAGGGATCGAGGTCCAAGGTCCGATAATCGATACCATGATAGCCGCACCGCTGCTCAACGAAAACCGTAGGTTCTACAATCTAAACTCTCTGACAGGCGAGTACCTTGGCGAATACAAGAACGAGAAGATGCTCAAAGCTGCGGCTGCTATGTACCATGTGGATCCGAAGAGTGACATGTGGAGATTGCCGTCGAAGTTTGTGGGCAGCTATGCCGAACAGGATGCTGCGGTAACACTGCGGCTCTGGGACAGGTTGCGTGTAGACATTAAGAAGGATGAAGTCACAAGCATATTCAAGTTAGAATCCAGTCTGTTACCTGTACTTCTTGAGATGAAAACTAAAGGTGTGCGTGTTGATATCGATGGTGCAGAGCAGATTCAGATCGAGCTTGGCAATCGTGAGAAGGAACTTCTAAAAGAAATAAGGACCGAAACCGGGGTGACGGTCGAGCCGTGGGCGGCTGCATCTGTGGCAAAGGCGTTCGATGCCCTTGGGCTTAAATACCATAGGACAGAAAATTCTAATGCTCCGTCCTTTACAAAGCAGTTTCTTAGCAATCACACTCATCCCATAGCGCAGAAGATTGTGAAATTGCGTGAATTTAATAAGGCGAACACTACCTTTGTTGAGACAATACTTGAACATTCGTGTAATGGTCGCATCCATTGTGATTTTAACCCTCTTCGTTCTGATGAAGGGGGGACAGTTACAGGAAGATTTTCGTCGTCCCACCCGAATCTACAGCAGATCCCGGCAAGAGATCCAGAAATAAAGTCTATGATCCGTGGTCTATTCATACCCGAAGAGGGTACAAAGTGGGGCAGCTTTGACTATGCGTCACAAGAACCACGCTGGCTGGCACACTACTGTGCTCAACTAACGGGCGTTCACAGGCACCCTCAGATAGATAGTGTAATTGATATGTATCAACAGGGCAACGCTGACTTCCATCAGATGGTTGCAGACATCGCAGATATAACCCGTAAGGAAGCCAAGACTGTAAACCTTGGTATCATGTACGGTATGGGCCGCAAGAAACTGGCTGGTGTTATGGACATCGATGAGATGGAGGCCAAGTCTTTGCTCGAGAAGTATCATGAAAGGGTGCCGTTTGTGAAAGGTATCGCAGATCTGGCAGCGTCAACCGCTAGTAAGTCCGGGTCAATACGCACATGGCTGGGTCGTAAATGCAGGTTTGATATGTGGGAGCCTAAGTCTTTCGGGTACAACAAGGCCATGAAGATCGAGGATGCAATCAAAGAGTATGGTGGCAAGGGTATGATACGTCGTGCCTTTACATACAAGGCTCTGAACAAACTCATCCAAGGTTCGAGTGCCGATCAGACAAAGAAAGCCATGGTAGATTGCCATGCCAAGGGTCTGACACCCATGCTTACAGTTCATGACGAGTTGTGCTTTAGCATTAGCAGTCAGGAGCAATCGGACAAGATCGTTGAAATTATGTCAACTTGTGTGCCAAGTTTAAATGTGCCCTTCGAGGTTGATGCAGAACTTGGTGACAACTGGGGAGAAGTGGGATGAATTGTTGGCATTGTAAGACAGAACTTATTTGGGGTGGTGATCATGATTGTGACGAGGACAATCAGTTTTTCTGCATGGTTACCAATTTAACTTGTCCCGAGTGTGGGGCATTCGTGGAAGTGTATCTTCCAAAACAAGAGGAGCAAGAAGATGTGGACTAAGTTTTTAAGACTGTTCTTTCCCTGTCTCGTTAAAGAGCCAAAGAGAGCCAGATATATGGACGGACGTTTGAAGGGGGACGATAAGAAAACTCCGACCATCAACGAAGCGTGGGAAGGTGGCAAAGCACCCGCCAAAAAGAGAGGCCGTCCGCCGAAGGCCAAGAAGCGCGGAAGACCACCGAAGAAAAAATGAGTAACTTTTCTGACGCAAAGCTGTCAGTAAGCCAGTCAGTCCAGTCCGTGACTCAGTTGTTCCTGAAGCACGAGTCTGGGCTGCTGGACGAAGCTATCAGCAAGCTGCATGAAGTAGAAAGCCTGATCCAAAAGGCAGAGAAGGAGGTTCGAGATGATGTTTGAAGCTCTGATACTTGTATGCATGTCAAAGGAATTGAAGGACTGCTCAGTCATAGAAGACACTCGAGGTCCTTATGCTACACTCGAGCGGTGCATGGACAGAACAACAGAGATGTCTGCTGCTATGTTGGCGTTTGACAAGAATCAATTCATCATGGGTGCAAGATGTGAGCCTGTTGAGACTCCAAAACAGCAATTCTCAGCGACCTGAAGGTATAATGAAAACTGGGGTAAGTTGGTTACATTACCTCTAAAGAAACTTTGACAACAGATTCTATATACCCAGAAGGAAGGAAGTCATCACTGCGAGGTTTATTCTCTGGGAGAAAATGAAGTACGTCCCCATTGTTATCACATTTAACTGCGTACATTAAATGACCGCGAGTCTCGTTATCTTCGTCACCAAACGGAGCAGCAGAAAAATATATTTCACTGTCTGTTGATAAACCGCCTCGTATATCCTCTTTTAGTTCTTCCATGACATATTGAACTAATGCAATTTTGGTAAGCTGCATTTTAAATTTTAAAACACCTCTTCCTAAAAGTTCTTCGGGACTATCTAAATAATCATCTTGGAAAAGTCTTTCGTAGTGCTCTTCCAAATTGCTCCAACCAAACCAGTAATCTGTAGCAAGTGTTTTATATACATGAAAAGTACGAGGCTTTAGCCTCGCTAGGCGAGATGTAATCGTCATATGTTTTCTCCTTTCAAAGAGAAGGGTTTGAGTTTTCAATTCATACCCCAGTTTTCACATATGACTTTATAGATTACGGACTTGTTCGACAAGTCTTTAGTCCTTAACAGCAATTCTCAGCGACCTGAAGGTACATTGGTACGTCTATCGTTCACGAGGTCTACGAGAATCGACGTTTTTATTCAATGATTTCAGTCATCTGCAAGGCTACGCATTCTATCGACTAAACGTCTTGCACGGTTAGGAACCTGTGTATACCACCTCGAGTCCACCATTTCGTCGGCTGCGGCGTTCCAATCACGGGCATCGACCCCGGCTTTCATGCCTTTGAACTTGCTGAGTCTGGGTCTGCCCATGTTAAACATCATGTTTGCAATGATGTGCTGACATTCTTCGGGCAGGTCATCAAAATCCGGATACAATACTTTGCACTCATCGATGGTCACAGCTATGTCCAACGCAAACAGATTTCTCACTCGCTCTTGTTCAACGACTGTGCCGACGGGCTTACCGTACTCTTCATCACTTTCAGTGATTAAATGACCCACACCACACGTTGGCAGAGCTAAATGGTCCAAATAGATCTCGTACTTACAGCCCTCGTCTTCGGCTATCTCTTCGCGCAACTTATCTTTGTTCATTATGGATTCCCCAACAAGGCTGCTGTAGAGCCTGTTATTCCCAGAGCTTGAGCTACACCAGGATTCGCGGCTGCTTGCTGTCGAATTGTACTGGTTCCTGCTGGAGCTGTGGGTTGTGTTACGTTTACTGATCCAAGGCCAGATGCTGCGTTTGGTTGAGTCATCTGACTTTGTATCGCGGACAATTGTTCGCCTATGCCAGAAGTATCAACAAGAGATGAGATCTGTCTCTCGGCCTCACGAGCGCCTTCTTGTACAACTTGTGGAGGAGTCTGAATAGAGGCGTTTGTGAAAGCTTGAGACATAAGTCTGCCCAAAGTGCTAGCTCTCTCTTCTGGGTTTTCACCTTTAATCTGTTTCTTATACTGCTTCATAATATCATCGTAATATCCGCCAGAGGAGAATACTCTGCCAA